ATGGGAAGCGGAGTTTATCGCTTACGCCGGGTTGGTTTACCCCGAGTTTAGTGACGAAATCCACGTCAAACCGCTCCAATATCAGGAGCACCTACGAACCTCCCTGTGGGTCGATCCCGGGACCACGGCCCCCTACGCTTGCCTTCTCGTTCAAATCACACCTGACGAGCATGTCTACATCGTAGATGAGATCTACAAGACGGGCCGCGTCACTGAGCAGATCGTCAAGGAAGCTCGGGAGCGGTGGCCCTTCCTCCTGGATCCGCACACGAACATGCCCAAGGATGAGATTGAGGTCATCGTCGACCGAGCAGCCCAGGAGGCGACAGCAACCTGGCGACTGAACGGGTGGCGAGCGGGCGGGGAGAAGCCCAAGATTGCTGACGGGATCAGGGTCCATCACAAGTTCCTACGCGACCCCGTCCGATCGATCATGCCACAGACGAGGGGCATCGACGACCCCGGGCTGATCATCCCACGCATATTCATCTCCCCTGTGTGCAAGAATCTTATCAAAGAACACGGCACTTATCACTACCCTGATGACAGCCGCAAGCGCATCGAGACGAACAAAACCGAGATCCCAGTGGACGCGGACAATCACGCACTTGATGCTCTGCGGTACGGGTACTACAACACCTGGCCTGAGATGTTCAACGAGGTCCAACCTCACGTTGAGATGGAGGGGATTGATCCCGCCACGATGGCCGAGTTGATGGGCGAGATGCGCATCGAGGATGGTTACGCCCGAGAGGGCATGGAGATCGAAGACTTCTACACAATGGATGAGCGAGCATCCTACACGCTCTCCTAACGAACTGGAGTTCCCCTGTGGGCAAGAAACTGGAAGCCCTTGCGGAACAGAATATCCAACTGGTCAAGGCGCTGGAGATGACCCAGAGCGAGCTTGCGCTCCAAGAGCGCCGGCTTGATGAGGTATACTACCTCAACTTGAACTCGATCCCAGGGCGGGACGACTACCAGGTTCTGCCGCAAGCGAAGCGGAGAGAGATCGTCCGCAAGATTCGCATCCTGCGGCAGGAGAACCCCCTCGCGAAGCAGGCCATCAAGCTTGCCATCCGGTTCACCTTCGGCAAGGGCGTGACGTTCCTAGTCAAGGATGATAAGTCCAAGGAAATCATCCAGGAGTTTTGGAACCACCCGGTCAATCAGTCTGTCCTGTGTGCGTGGAGCTCCATGAAGGAGCGCTTCGACGAGCTTCTGACTGACGGGGAAGTATTCACGCTGATGGCGGTTGGGCCTGCGGCCCCCTACGTTGAACTGTCAACCATCCCGATGGAGGAGGTTGACGATATCATCTACGACCCGAACAATCGCTTTGTCCCTGTGTTTTACAAGCGCGTCTGGAAGAAGCTTATCTACGACGCGAAGGCGCAGGACGGGCGCGGGGAGTGGCGGGATGCCGACCCGAACGGCAAGCCCCAAGTTCGATACTACCGCGACTACCGCATGACGGATGATGCTCTGGCCGAGATTGAGGGGCTTAACATCCCCGACTCGATGATCGAGCCAGACCACTTCATTCGCCATCGCATGGTCAACCCTGTGTGGATGAAGAACGGAAGGCGGGGAGTCTCGGAGCTCTTTGCCAGCAGAGAATGGTTCCGGGTCTTCCGCAACTTCATGGAGGACCGGGGTTCGATCAACGCTGCAGCAAACGCCTTCTCCTACGTTCGGAAGGTGAAGGGTGGACCTTCCTCTGTAGCACAGGTTTCCGGCAAGATCGGCGGCATTCCGATGGGACAGTCCGCCGGAGAACCCACCTCCCTTCAGAGGCTATCACGCCCCATCGCAGGGGCAATCTACGATATTAACGAGGGCATTGACATTACCGGCCTTCGGGCTGATACGGGCGCAGTCGATGCTAAGGAGGATGCTAGGCTCATCCTCATGACGGGCGGGGCGGGTGTCGCAACCAACCTACCTTACTTCGGTGAGGGCGGCGACGCGAACCTGGCAACAGCTCAAGCCATGGAACTGCCCATGGTCAAGAGCTACGAGGATTACCAGAAAGAGGTTCAGACGGACCTCGACGAGATCTGCCGCTTCGTTCTTAAGAACGCCATCGGGGATACGGCGGACGACGAGCAGCTCAACATCGCCTGGGATATGCCTCCGATTGTCACGCAGGACGTTGTTAAGTTCACTTCTGGCTGGGCACAGATCGTCAGTCAAATCGCTCCGGGCAACGCGGCCGTTAAGTTGGCTGCAATCCGAGGGGCTTTGGAGACGATGGACGTGCCTAATCTAGCCGGGATCATGGACGAAATCAAGCTGGAGGAAGACCGGATCGCGGCCGAGAAGGAAGTCCTCCGGCAGAGCCTTCTCAACAACGTGGGGCAGGTCGGACCCGATGGGAACCCCATCCCGCCGCAACCGCCCAAGGTCGGCCCAGATGGCAAGCCTATCCCGCCGAAGCCGGGTGATCCGAACCAGCCTCCTGTGTCCGGTCCCGGTTCCAAACCCCCGGTGAACCCCAATCCGGACGAGCAGCGACTTCTTAAGAACCGGCCCCCTAGGATCCCAGCAACCGGTGGGCGCCTAGCCAACTCGAGGAACTGACATGCTTGGAGGTACAGTACAAGACATCACTCTCCCAGCAGATCTTAACGATCTACGTCTAAAGTTCTTAGAGCTAACAGGGTACAGTTCCAATGACCTGCTAGCTTTCAATGCGGACACGCGCCTCTTCTACACGAGGAATGGTGGTCTATACCATCTCCCTGTGTCCGGGGAAATCGAGCACATCAAAGGACCTTCACCTGATCCTGAGGACCGAATATAATGGAGAGAAACTACAGCGAACTCTCGACCGAGGAACTTGCGGCGATGGGACTAGTGCCTACGATGTGGGATATGTTGGCTGAGGCTAGGACCGCTGCTCGAGAGGCCTTCGATGTTGAGACTCCCGAGAAGACGAAGCCGGGAAAGCCCGAGTCAACCGCTGAGCCGTCAACGTCCAAGCAGAAGGAGTAGCTACATGACCAGCGAGTTCGTTGGCGGAACGCCCGTTGAAGGCCCGCTCCATCCGACGCGGCAGCAGCAAGCTGCCATGCTTCTCGAGGATCCCCCTGAGATCTCTCAGACCTTCTCGACCCGCGACAAGACCGAGCGCGAGAAGAAGATCCTCACGGCCTTCACCAGCGTGACGGGCTACCGCGAGGCTCAGGTCATCGGCATCAACGAGAAGACTCTCGTCGTTGTCACGGCGAACGGCGGGAAGTACCAGCTCAACAAGGCTGGCAACCTGCTGCGCCACCTCTCCGGGCCAGCCCCTCTGAAGCCCCGCAACGGCAAGAAGGGCGCTAAGGTTCAGCCGACCCGAGCAACGGCTGGATCCGAGATGAACGAGGGAGAGAGCACCAATCCTCCGCGCCAGCCCGTCGATGATGACGGGGACGACGAGGAGTAAACATGCCTACCCCTCAGCGAGCTCGATCACTCTTTCAAGCTCTGGAGGCGGAATTTGATGACGAGAGCCTGAGGGCAAGGGTCACGCTCATCCGTCCTGGGATGTCAGAGAACCGGAAGAACTGGACTGCTGGTGCCTTGAAGAAGGCATCTGAGGCCGGCTTCTGGAATGGCACCCGGATGTTCCTAGATCACGCAGAACGCATCGGCGCCCTTCCCGCAAAGAAGAAGAGCCGGAGCATGAAGGATCTAGTCTCCGGGGTCGAGTCCACAACCATCGGCGAGGATGGCCGGGTCATCGGGACCGTCCAGTTCTTCGACGAGAACTTCTACGCCTTTGCCAAGCGGGCGAAGGATTACATGGGCACTTCGGTTGACCTTCTCTTCAAAGGGGATCTGGTCAAGCCGCAGGGCGAGCAACCCTACTACGCGGTTGAAGAGCTGGTCGTTAACAACTCAGTTGACTGGGTCGTGAACCCGGCGGCTGGGGGCAAGATCGACGAGTTCCTAGCAGCACACGAAGGAGAAGACAACGTGGAGTGGAGCGAGGTCACGGCGGAGATGATCCGCCAGCACCGTCCAGATCTCGTTGGAGCTCTCGAGAGCAAGGACAGCAACACCACGTCAACTCCCCCTGTGGGCGTGACCGCGGACCAGCTTGCTGCCCTGCTGACCTCGAAGCTCCATGAGGCGCGAGAGCAGTGGGATCAAGAGCATCGGACTCTCGCAACCGTCGGTCGGCTCGTCACCGAGCGGATCAGCGCAGCGAAGCTACCGGTCAAGACCACGAACCGTCTGGTCGCAGCGTTCGATGGCAGCGCCACCTATG